ATGGCGCCGTCGATGTCATAGTCGGGCGCGGAGCCGACCAGTGGAAACTCAGTGAGGTCCCGGCTGGAGGCGTCGAGGAACAGCAGAGGCGTTCCCGGTGTGGTGCTCGTCCCAGTGATGTCGGAGTGGCCGAGGGGGGAGGCGAGCCGGTTGTACAGCGACCGCATGTTCGCAATCGACAGGGCCGACGAGTAGACGCGGCCTTCGTAGATGCGGCCAAACCACGGCCGCTGGCTAGAGCCGCTGATGTTCTTGTAGCCGAAGGTTGCGTGGGAGGCGTTGAGTGGCATTCCGGATTCCACACTCAGCACCGCGGACCCGCTCGTCACCGAGAACGCGGCATAGTCGGTGCGAGCGAGGAGGACGCGACCGTCTCCGACATCGCCGGCCTGCATCGCATTGGCGCGGAGCTTCGTGGATAGGTTGGTGCCGAGGTCGGCCAGGGTCGCCCCGATGGTCACTTCATTGGCCAGCGAGGCGGAGGCGCGGAACGTGTAGGTCGTCCCGTTGATGGTGACCGTCTCGCCGTCAGAGGGCAGGCCGGAGAACAGGATCGACTTGTAGTAGCAGGTTTTCGTGGTGAAGTTCGCGCCGCCCTGCGCCGTGTACAGGGTGATGGTTTGCGCCGTGTTGTCGATCGACGCCGACAGGAAGGTCGGGACTCCCGAGGCAAGGGTCTCGCCGTGCAAGAAACTCATCCCCGCCAGGAACAGCCCAGTGCGGGCGAAGGATTGGCCGAACGAATTGGAGAACGGCGTTCCCCCGCCGGTGTAGCGGGCGTCGATGACCGAATCGCAGTCAGTGGTCGTCCACAGCACCCACGCGGAATAGGTGAGTCCCGTTGTGGCGGTGACCGCCGTGGTCGACACGACTTTGTTGTTCCCGACGAAATTCAGGTAGTCGGGGCTGGAATCCACGTAGGCGGGGTCGACTGGGCTTGGCGGGTCAATTCGGGCGTTGCTGCGGGGATGGATCCAGGCGTACTGGTCATCTGGTAGCGGGGACACTCGAACCAATTTCATGACGGTCGGGGCGTTGCCGCTGCCGCCGAGACCGACATTGAAGGCCACCAGTAAGTCCTCGCCGTCGACGCACGCCTGGGGGTAGTTGGTGTACACGTCGTCGCCGCTGATGTTGATCCCCGGACCGAAGTCCGGGACACCCCGCCGTGACATGAACAGGGCGACGTTCTTGCGGGCATTGACACTGTTCTGCTCGATAGCCCGCGTGGAGTGAACGCGACTGTCGCAGGTCGTCATCACCCAGCGGCGACGCCCGACCTGCTTAACCCCGATTCGAGCGCTCGGGACTCGAAGCTTCGCCGACACCGACGGTGTAAACGTCTGCCCCCCATCGGTACTCGATGCGACGAGGAACATGTCATCGTCGGTGCCGGACATGTTGAGGTTGCGGGACAGGACGAAGATGTTGCCGCCGGGATCTTCAAATACGACCGGCTCCCAGGCGGTGAAGTCGCCGAACAGGCTGGTGTCGATACGGGTCAGGGTCCAGTTGTTGTCGCCGTCACCGAACAGCACACCGTTGTACTTGATGTGCCGGGTGAATGAACTCGCTATGTCGGGGGTGGTGGTGTAGGCGTCCGAGGTGAACGTGACCGGCAGAGCAACCCGACCATCAGAGAGCACCAGCCCATCGGCCGACGACGCCGCCGAGCACTCGGAGCCGTCGAAAATAGGGAAGGTGGTGAGCCCGTCATCTTGGAGGCCGTAGCTCGTCAGATCATCGGTCAGGATCGGCTTGTAGTTGTTGCTGGAGTCGAACATGAACCGCTGCGTTGTCCATTTGCCTTCAGGCGCAGTCAGTTTCGACAGGTAGTGAAACGCTGTGTCGAACCATTGGCACCACAACTCGGTTCCGACCCGCACGAAGCACGGCTGCCACTGGGTTGACCAGCCGGGCTCGGTGATCGGATTAGTGCAGTAGTCCGAATCGCCGAAAGGCTGGAACGCCTCAGACCATGTTGCGCCGCCATCATCGGAGGTCTTCATCCAGATTGCTTGCCCGGCAGCGCCTTCCGCCCCGCCATCGTTGGCAGCGACGGCGAAGAACAACCTGTCGCCAAACGTAGCAATCGACGCCATTGCGAAGTACGTCAAACCCGACGGGTCGGTGTAGGGATCCCACACCGTCTGCGATGTGACCGTCGGGTCATAGATACGGCAGTCCATCATCACACCACCTGTTCAATGATCGCGGTTTCCAGCAGCAGCTCGTTGAGGCTTGAGGCGTTCGCCCACTGGGCTGTTAGCTTCACTACGGGGCTTGCTGCGGTGGTGTCGACCACTGAGGTTCCTGTAGTGGTCGAACCGATCGAGTTCCAGCCGCTGAGTGTGCACAGCCCGGACCCGCCTGCGGTGAATGTTCCTGACGCACCGACGGTGCGGACCGTGACGTCGAACTCGGCGTAAATATCTTTGTGGGAACCGGAACTGGCCTGGTTCGGCACTGCGATGAAGGTTTGCGGCGCGGCGTTCGTCCCGATATAAGCCTTGAACGTCAATATCCCCGACGACGCAGCATTGCGGACGCTGCCCGCCACCCGAATCCGAAAAGTCGACCCTGCGGTCAACGCCCCCGCCTCCAACGTCATTGATACGACGTCGGTTTCAGTAGTCGAGTTAGTCAGCGCGAATTGGGTGGTCCTGGCAACGGGGGCCATCATCACCCGGGTCGTTGAGGCCGGGATCGTCGACAATCCCCGCTTCAGTTTCTTGCTGCTGTCGGTGGCGTCTTTTTGTTCCAGGCTGGTCATCGACGCACCGGTCAGCGGGGCTTTCAGGGCGAGCGCTGCGGTGAGCGTCGCCGCGTAACTCGCATCGTCATTGATCGCGTCAGCCAGCTTCTTGAGAGTGTCCAACGCGCCCGGAGCGCCGTTGATCAGATTGTTGATGGCCGTCGCGACGTCGGCGGCGGTCGCCAATTGTCCTGTCGTCCCGTTGATTCGGGCGAACAACCCAGCACTAGTGCCCCACACATCCCCGTTCACCGGAGCCGTTGGTGCCGTTCCCGGGGGGATGTTTAAACCCGCGCGGGTCGTTGTGGAGGCGAGAGTCACCAACTCCCCACTCAAGGTGACCACCCCGGTCTGCCGATCAATCGACACCACAGTGGTTTTCGCCGCGCCCAAGTCCGTGCGTGATCTGATAACGAAGTTGGATCCAGCATCCGAACCGGTCTCAGGATCAGCATTTGCACCAATCACCCAGCGGGCCAAATTGGCGGTTCGGAACGAGACTTCCCGGGTTTGTCCCGCTGCCGCGTTGACCTGGACTGACCGGGTCAACGCATCAGTGTTCCCACCCACCTGCAAATTGCCCGAAATATATTCACCGCTAGAGTTCCACCGCGCTACCCGAACACTCGGCGCCCCGTCGTCGTCAACCCACACCTCGACCTGGGTAGCTTGTACGGAGTCGTCCGAGTTTCGGCCGAGTCGCAGCACTGTGCCGGACCCACTGAGATACGAAATAGCAGCGGCCAGCGTCGCAGCCAACTTATCCAGCGTGACGCTGCCAGTGATCGGGTTGCGGGTGTCATCCAACCGGGGATCGAAATCAAAGACAGCATCCACCAGGAGGTCCAGCATCGCATTCACCGCGATAGCGACCTCATTAAGGCTCGCGCCAGTGACTATCTGGCCGTTGGACCAGTCGTTTTTAACGGTCACGCCGTCACCTCGTCAGCGTCCAGGACTAGCAGACGGCCGTAGGTGAGGACCAGATAGTCGCCGACCTGCGCGGTGACCTTGTTGCCCTTGTCGTCGTTGAGCTGAAGACGCCACTTCGCCGGGCCGGGCGGGTTCTGCTCGCCCCACACGTCGATGACGCCGCGCCACGTCAGGGCGTCTTCGCCAGCGAGTTCCTGCAGTACCTCGAAAAGCTGTGCAGGAGAGTCCAAGTGGACCGGACCGCTATCAAACATACCCATTTACACAACCTCCGATGCAGTAACGACGCTGAGTCCTGATGGCCTGTTCTGGCCGATGATCAAGTAGTTGCCTGTTTCCATCCCGACCCCGATGCCACGGAAGTCGCTGCCCACCTGCGAAACCTCGTCGGTGTCGACGACGTCGATGATCGTTTCGCCCAGAAGTGCGACGGTGAATGCGCGCGGGCCGTCGTCGTCGTTGCCGAACCAAATGTCGAGATCGTTGCCGGCCTTGGGATCAACTTCGGCTTCTGGCCCGATATCGGTGATCACGTCGGCGACCATCGCCTGCAGGCGGATCGTGTCGAATCCGATCCGCAGGCGCATCATCGTGTCGAGATCGGCGTTCTCACGGAACGTGATGTAGGTGTAGGCGTCATCGAAGATGTAGGGCTGCGGATTAGTCGCCAACATCGCCTGAATGTGCCCGTTGTCCACAGTCAGAGCAGAGAGCTTGTAGCGGGCCAACACGATTCGGCTGCCAGCCCCGAAGGGCTTCCACACCATGTTGCCCTTGCCATCGGTGCCGATGTCGCCGGCACCGCCTCCCATGCGGCGGATGTCGTACTCCGCAGACGGAAGTGGCGTCTGCGCGGTCCCGTTGAACATCAACGTGATGGTGTTGCCGGCGGACTCTAACGCCCGTACTCGGGATTCCAGCGCCAGCGCCTTCGCCCCTCCTGCTCTGGCGGCGTCGAAGATACCGAGGATGGCGTCGATGACGTAGTTCAGTGGGTTGTTGGTGTCGAGCATCTCGCCCAGGTTGGCGAACGCGTTGTAGATACGGTCGATGACGCCCTGAATCTTGTTCTGCACGGCGTCGTGTAGATGGATCCAGCCGTTTCCGACATCGTCGGCCGTCGGCCAGCCGACATCGTGGCCGGTGAGGAGCTGCAACAACTTTCGCATCGGCGCGTTGATGTCTTGGATCGCCAACAGCACTTCGTCGTCACCGTCATAGTTGCCGTTGATCGCTTCCAACAGCGTGACGAACTGCCCGATGATCGGGAGTGACTCGATGAAGTCGAGCAGCAGATTGGGTAGGTCTTCGGGGCCGTCGATGTCACCCGGGTCGGCAGTCGCTACCCGGGCGCTGAAGTCAGCGAAGACCCTCGTCAGGAAGCCAAACGGCGACAGGTCGCCCAGCGGGTTGCCGCCGCTAGAGCTATGGAACGTCGACGGCACCCGGGCCGCGGCCCGGCTGCGATGCGCCGACGCCGACATGTCCTGCAGCCGCGACTGCATCGTGTCGAGCGTCAGCGCGCCTGCTGGCAGGTTGGGGACACCGCCCGGTGTTGTCACTGTCGAACGGCCTTCAGTCTCTTCGCGATCCGCGCCGGTGCTTCCGGTGCGATCGCGGTCCGCGCGACCGCCGGCTCTGCGTCGGTGTGCTTCGGCGGATCGGGCAGCTTCACCGACTGCTCTTTGACGCCGTCGGTGATCCACGCTGGGGCATGGACCGCGTCCGGGTCGACGTGCTCGGTCTGCCGGATACCGAGGGCGACCATCTGCGAAGCAAGATCCGCCACCACCGGCGCCAGCACGTGCAGCGGCATCTCGGTGGCGGTCAGCAGCGCCGACGACAACGCCCCGCCTAGTGCCTTCGTCTGCCCGTCGATGTCATCGACCTCAGGAACTTTCTTCGGGATAACGCTCGACTCAATAACCTTGTCCGCGAGCGCCTTAACGGACTCTGGAGACAACTGATCTTCTTCTGACATCACCACATCCCCTGCTGTTGCAAGCCGCCCATCGCCTTCGCGATGAGGCCGGTCATCCGTTCGATTGCGTCCTTCTCGCTCCGGGTGTCGCCGAACTGCGCCCCGATCGCAACGGGCTTTCCCTCGCCCCAGTCGAACGACAGCTTCCGACAGCGGCGCACGTACACCCGTGGCATCAGGTACTTCGAGGTGCCGCCGACACGATCGCCGAGCCACCAGTGCCCGAATCCGTTGTCGCCGATCAGCCACGGGCAGGCATTGGCCACCTGCAGCGTGAAGGCCGTGTCGGGGTCTGTCTCACGGCGGCGTGCCCGTAGATCCATTGCCGATGCGGCGGTGAAGGCCTGCGTGACCGTCGTGCTCGCAGTTTCGAGGTAGTGGCCCCAGCCCTGCTTCGACACCCGTGCGAGTAGCCCCACGGACATGTAGGCCAAGATCGAGTCGCGGTAGATCGGGTTGAGAAATGCGTCGATCGCACCACCCAGCGAACCCACCGAGAGCGAGAAGCCGATACCTGCGCTGATTGCCGCAGATAGGTTGTCGCCCAATACATCCCCGCCGTAGTTGATGGCCCCGGAGATGAGCTCATTTACGCCAGGCATCGACTGGCCCCCGACGGTGATCCGGCCAGCGCCGCCCGGCGACCGCGAGAACTCCGACGTCTGAATCCCTGTGATGTCGCCGTCGCGGTACACCACGTACGGATGTGCGGGCAGCGTGCCGAGAATGCCCGGCAGTCGGTATCCGGTTTCGTCGATCGTCTCGCCGGTGATCAGGTCGTAGCTGTCCTCGACGTGATTGGACAGCACGTCGGCGAGCGTGCGGGATAGACCCGTGATGAGGTTCCCGCCCATGCTTGTGCCGGTCCGGAATCCCGACTTGTTGGCGATGCCAACGAACAGGGTTCCGCTGCGCCAGTTGGTGCCGGCACCTTCCCATGGCTCGGGGTCACCGTCGAACCACCGATGCAGATCCCATTGCAGCTCAGCGTCTTCGAGGATGGGTGCTGCGACTTCGAAGATGCTCGTCTTGATGTTGCCGACGACCAGGGCGAGTGGTGCGGTGGAATCGCCAAAGTAGTTCGGCTTGACCACAATCTGTGACTGCTCCCACACATGCGTCAGGTGATCAAGAAACGTCCCGTTGAACCAGTTCGCAGGATTGAGCAGGGCCAGGATGTCCTCGACGCTGATATTGGTCAACTGCAGCCGAAGCAAGTTGCACGCCAACGTCAGCAGAATCCCGTGATCGGCTTGCGCCAGCAGCATCCACGCCTTGGGCTGCTGAATGAGACTGATCGGGAGGAACGGATTCCCCGCTGTGTGAACGTGTTTCATCTCTTCGACGTCGTCGAGGAAGTCGATAACGACCTCGTCGCCCTTCTCGCCGCGAACAACCTTGACGCCGTTCTTCGCGCGCATCCGGCCGCAGATCCGGCCGCCCATGGTCTCGACTCGGACGTGAATGTTGCTGGTGCCGCGGGATTCTTCGTCGAGCGCCCAGAACGCTGCCCAAGTGCGACGCGGGTTGTCGAGGTCGATCGGGAGCCGAATCTGGAGGGTGCCGGTTTCGTTGACCTCGACGTTCACGCTGCCGGCGATCTCGCCGTAGACAGTGCCGCGGTACACCCAGTCGCCGTCGTAGAGCATGATCCCTGGCCGCTCGTTGGCGCGCCCGACGCGGTACTCGCGCACCTCGCGCGCCCAAGCGATGAAATCGGCGTGGTTGTCTCCGCCCAGGGTGAACGGCAGCACGAGGGGCAGCCGCGCGCCGCTGCCGGTACCGGTGAACGGCTCGGCGAACGTCGCCACCGTCATCGCAACGCCTCCAGTCGGTCACGGATACGCAGCCATGCGGGGCCGTGGTGGACGCAGTTCCGATGCATGGCCCTGCCGCAGCTGCATGGCGGTATGTCGGTCATCAGACCCGCGCGTACCAAAACCTCTGCGCTCATGCTTCGAGTCCGCTTTCAGCGGACCAGAATCGGCGTTGCCGCAGTGTGGCTTTCGCCCCTAGCGGGCCTCTGCATACGACCGGCACCAGGATCGGATCATCTTCGGTTCCGGTGTACGGCGGGACCCCGTAGATCGGCTCAACACCGTTGAACAGCCCGGCAGCGTTCGACAGGTCGGCGTTAACGTAGGTGTCCATAAACGGGTCGGACATCACACTGAGCATCTGTGTCAGCTTGGGGGTCACGATCATTCGCGCGGCATCCTGCCCGACGGTCCGGCCCCACTTGCGCTCCTGGTCGAAGCCAAAGTCGGGGAACTGCCATTCGTTGGCCGGGTCGAATGCCCATTCCAGCCACAGAGTCTGATCTGTGGGATTCCACACCTCGAACCACGCGGTGGTCGGCACGTAGTCGATGTCGAGGCTCTTGGGCCCCAGGTGCAGAATGCCGCTCCACAAGTCGTCGTCGGAGCCGGTCAGCGTGCCAGGCACTGTGAAGGAGATCGTGTAGTGGCCCACAGCACCGGTGACTGACACATTCCCCGCCCCTCCCACCGAGGACAGGGCGGCCAGCTTGTCGCGGACCGCCGTCAGCGACGCGTTGTAGGCGATCTCGGTCGCTGTCTGCCCGCCGAACGTCAGTGGGAACGTGCCGCCGTCCGCGTCGACGTCGACGGTGTAGCGGTTGTTCGGATTCAACCACTGGGCGCTGTCTTCAACGCCTTCGTACATCGGGTTCACGGCGATCGCCGACACGACGGCGTGATACTCGGCGCTGATGTCGGCGTCGAAGCCGTCGTCGGTGGTGTACTGAATTTCCCTGGCCAGCTTGAGGATCAGATGACGCGGACCTGATGGCCCGTCCCAGGTGCACGTCACCTTCTGTAGGTTGCCCGGCGTGCCCCACAGCCGCTGGAATCGCGGCCGGCTGCCCGTGGTCAGCCAGAACGGCAACACCAGCTCGCGGATCGGCACCGACTCGCCGATAACCCGGCCGCCGATCTCGAACGCACCCGACTGTGTGCGCGTCGTGAACCCGACGTCGTAGACGCCCTTCGGGTCGGTATCGAGAATGATCTCGTCGGCCAGGAAGTCGTCGTTAGGCGCCGACACCACCACCGAATCGCCGTTAGTCGATGCGAGGGTAATCGTTGCTACTGCCATGTCAGCCCAACCTCGACGCGGTTACTCGGTTCACGTAGCCCTGAAAGTGCGCGACGGCATCTTCGGCGTCGGTGCCCTGGATCGTCGTGTTGAAGACAGGGCCGGGGGATTGGCCTGCGCGTGCGCCGTGCACGTCGCTGGCATCCGGCGCCACCGACTGCAGTCCAGGGGAGATCGCCGACACCGGCACCGCACTGCCGTAGTTGCCGTCACCGGCGGCGACCGGGAGGCCGGCGGAATCGACTCGCTGGGACGGGTCGATCGAGATCCCGCCGACGAACTGCGAGATCGCCTGCAGCCAGCCCGGCGACTCATTCACGCCGAGCACGCCGAGCGCCGAGCTAACTTGGCCGTCGAGGAACGTGCCGATCGCAGATCCGAAGCCCGACAGCGACCCCGGCACGCCGAACTTAGATCCGCCGCCACCCGAGCTGCCTGAGGCCTTGCCCTCGGTGAACTTGCCCTTGAGGGCCTCGTCACGATCAGCCCGCGCGTCAGCGGCCTCTCTCGTGGCCTTCTGCACCGCGGTGTCGGCCGAAATCTTCTGTGACTCTTTGGCATCGGCTTCGAGCTCTCTGCGTCGGGCCTCGGCTTCCTTGACCCGATCGTCGGCGTCGCGAACCTTCTCGTCAGCCTCACGGACCGTCTTCGCGTCCGGTGGTGTGTAGTAGCCCGATTCGCCGTTGGGCCCGATCCCCGGGACGCCGGCCGCCGAGCTGCCACCGCCGCCGCCGGCCGCCCAACTGCTGCCGCCGCTCGATCCGCCGAACCCTTCGCCGAACATCTGCGGCAGGTACATGTGGTGATCGAACTGCGGGTCGTTCGCGCCGGCCGCGTTGCCGCCGATCGTAAAGACGCCGTTCTTCCCGCCAGACTCGGCGTTCACGCCGTTCGACAGAGTCATCGCCATGTGGCCGTCGTTGGGGTTGGGGCCGCGGTCGTACCAGCCGACCGAGATCTGGCCGGGACCGCCTGAGCCCTCGACGAAGCCGCGCGCAGCCAGCCACTCCCGCGCGGTCTTCGTCGTCATCAGCCCGCCGCCCGTACCGAGCGCGGTGTTGATCACCCGAGCGACAGAGCCCGAGCAGTCGAATCGCTGATCCTTGCTGTACGGGGTGCCAGACAGGCTCTGCGCAGCCAGCACGTCTGGCCCGTCGACCAGGCCGCCGCCGGCCAGGCCGGGAATCGACTTGAACCACGGCGCAAGGTTGGCCCCGTTGTTCATTGCGGCGATGACTGGCCAGTTCGCCCGCGTCGACGCAGCAGTGTTGATCGACTCGTTATTCGATACGCGAATGAAGCCGCCAGAGCCGCCCATTACGGCGGCGAGGATGCTGTCCGACGTTCCGGAGCCGGGGCCGCTGATCCGCCCGGACGGATCGACCACGCCGCCGCCGGCTCGGCTGCCCTGCGGGAGGATTACCGAACCCGCATCGCCGGGTGTGTACGTCGGCGGCGCCACTCGCGGCTGAATCACCAACTTCGAGTAGGTGTCCATGAACGACGACATCTGCTGGTCGGCATGCGAGGTATCTGCGTCGATCACGACAACGCGCTTGCCGTCCGTGAGCTGCTTGACCACCAGGCCGAGATCCTTGACTCGCTGCTCGGCGTCCGGGGTGTTGTCGTTGATCACGACAGTGCCGTCAGGCAGCGTGGTTACCGCGTCGCCGAGCTGCTCGATCTTGTCCTGCGTTTCCTTTGACGCCGCGGCTGCCGCCTTCATGTCGGCGATCATGTCGTCGGCCGAGAAGTGCATCATCTTGTCGGCGATGCCGTCCAGGCCCTCGCCGAAGCTGAATGCTTCCTCTGCGTTCTTGCGAAGGCCGGCAGCCACGTCCTTGTCGCCGAATGCGTCTTCGAGCGCTGCCATGCCTTGGAGCGCGAAGCCCGCGAGGTCCCCGAGGGCCGTACCGACAGTCGAGACGCCCTTCACCAGCTGACCCAGCGCGTTCACCGCGATCTGACACCCCCGCAACGTCACTTCGCCGATGCCGGTGAGGAAGTCGAGGATCTCGTCCGAGTGATCAGAGACCCAGGAGCTAAGGCCGGTGAGCGCGGGGGCGAAGGCCGCCCCGAGGCCCTGCTGGACCTTGCCGACCGCGACCTCGACGGACCGCTTGGCACTCTCGATCGAGCTGGCGCCCGTGCCGCCCATCGTGTCGGCGGCGCGCTTCACGGCGCCATCGACTTCGCCGAATTGCTGGACTGCGGTCCTGAGATCCAGCGCGCCGAGCGCGGCGCCCATGTCCTCGGCCTTCGTGCCGAACAGGCCGAGGCTGACGGTGTTCTTCTTCAGCGGGTCATCGAGCGCCCGCACGCGGTCGAGGGTCTCGATCATCGCCTGCTTGGCGGTATCGCCGCCCTGGGCGAAGCGATTCTGCATGGTGTCGACGTTGAGCCCGAGAGCGTCGAAGGCGGCTCCGACATCCTTGTTGCCGACGTCCATCACCTGAAGCGTGAATTCTTTGATCGCGTCAGCGGCGACGTCGGTGTCTCGGGCACCGCCCTTGGCGGCCTGAGCGATAAGTCCGAACGCCTCGTCGCCGGACAGGCCGACCTTGCGGAATTGCGTTCCGTACTCGTCCACCGTGTCCAGCAGATCCTCGGAGACGTTGAGGCCGTTCTGAGTCGCCCGCACGAGCAGATCCATGGCGCCCGTTGCGTCGGTCGCAAGGCCCGTCTTGATGGCCTGCGACGCCGACCGCGCCACGGCGGGGATCTCCTCGCCCATGACATCCGAGACCGTCGACAGCTGCTCGACCATGGCCTGGACGTCCGCCCGGGTCGCGTTGGGGTCGAGTAGGCCGCTCTGGATCGCCGCGCGGGCGGCGTCCATATTGGCCTCGATCGACTCGCCGAAGTTGCCGGCGTAGGCCTTCGCCGCAGCGTCCGCGATCGGCCGCATCTGCTCGGGCGACAGGCCAAGCTTGGCAGCGACGTTGGCCTGCGACTGCAGCTGATCCAGGCCCGACAGAACCTGCTTGGCCAACAACCCGCCAGCCAGGGCACCCAGCCCGACAGCAGCAGCCAATGCCACGCCGATCGGGCCGGCCTTGGTGCCGAGCGCAGCGATCGGGCCACCGAAGCCCTCGACGAAGCCGGACGCGGCCTCGATACCGCCCGAGCGTGCACCGCCAGCGAGGCCCTTGAGCTTGGCGCCGAACCCGTTGCCCAGCTTGTCGCCGGCCGACGCCGCGGACTTCTGCGCGCTCTCATATTCCTTGAGCGCATCCGCCGCGGCGCGGGTCGCGCGGGTCTCGTCGCGGGTGGCCTTCTCGACCGCTGCCTTGGCCCGCTCGTACCGCTGCCCCGACTGAATGCCCTTCTCGATCAGATCCTGGTATCCGGCCTGCGCGACCTTCAGCTTGCCCGTGGCGTCCGCGGCGCGATCGGCGAACTTCGCCTGATTGTCGAACGCGCGCTTGACATCCGCCTCAGCGGCGCGCACGCCCTCGGCGATGCTGGCGCCGAGCTTCTTGCCCACCGACTTGCCTTGGCCGGGCAAGAATCCCAGCTGCTTGTCGATCGACTTCGAGACGCCGTCGAGTGACGGAATGACCGGCATTACGGCGTAACCGATTGTCGTCATGTCACTTCACCCCCAATCCGTATGTGCGCTTGCGTCTTTCAAATGTCTTCCTCAGTTCAGCGACCCGAGCGCGCATGGCTGCTGCGGCGGCCTTGGCTTCGAACTCGGCTCGCGTCGGGTGATCGCTAACTCGGCTCTTCGGGTTGAGGATCTTCACCAACACCACCCACAGGTCGGCGATCAGGTGCTCGACCTGGCCCCATGGCCGCCGGCCGCCGTTGAGTGCCCGGGTTAGTGACGAGTCGACCGATAGTCCGCGAACCAACACGCCCAGCCGGCGAGCCGACAGGGTTCCGCGGTAGAAGTCGACTAGGTCGATGTTGTATTCACGCTGCAGGTCAGCCTCGATCTCGTCGCCATACTCATCGAGCAGGCGACCGAGGCCGCCTAGTTTCCCTGAGCCTCCACAAGCTTGTCGCCCAGCTCGTCGAGGTCGGCAGCCGTCAGCTCGGCGTCACATATGAGCTGCCACTGCACTTTGCCGAGTAGGCGCTTGGTGCCTTCGAAGTTGTCGCCGTTCCGGAACGCGTCCATTGCCGCGAGGGGAACCTTGCCGCCGACGGGGATCCGCAGCTCGATCCCGCAGTGTTGAACGTGCACGAAGCCGTCGTCGGCCTCGGCCTCCCGCGCAGCCGCTGATGGCTTCTTCCTAGGGGTCGGCGCCTTCTTGGCGGGAACTCGCGATCTGGTCGTTGCGGTCACGGGGGCAGCTCCTCGATATGGGGGGTTGGGTGGGATAGGCAGAGCGGATCGCGGCCCCGGGCGAAGGGATCAGCCTTGCCCGGGGCCGCGAGTGACGAAATCGGTTACGCGACAGTGACGGTGCCGCCGGTGCCGGCCGCAGAGATGGACGACACCCCGGCAGTGAACACCGCTGTGAACGGACCCGAGCCGGAACCGCTGACGGTCACACCGGAGCTGCCGATGCTCGCCAATGCCCGCAGCGCCGTCTGGAGCGCAGCCGACGTCAGCGTCGAGATCACCGTCGTCGCCTCGCCATTCACGGTCACCATGTACGCGGTCAGACCGGAGCCAAGAGTGATCACGACGGTAAACGGCAGACCGCCGACAGTCTGGAATACGTCACCGGCCGCGTCGACGGTGTGATGCACGACCATCTCCGCGAACGACAGTTCGCCTTCGATGATGCCGCCGTGCGACTTCAGTTCGACCGGCGCGGGCCGCAGCGAGACCCACACCTTGCTCCCGCCAGCGACGTCCTCGTCGACGAACCGATACAGCACGTACACCTGCACGTTCTTCGGTGCGCCAACCTTGTTCGACGCTGAGCCCGGCAGAACGATCTTCCTCGTGGCCTCGTTCGTCTCCAGCGCGGTAAATCCGGTCTTGAGCTTGCCCTTCTTGAGCTTGACCCGGAACTGCGGGTGACCGAACGCGTCGTATTCCTTGACCTCGATTGTCGGGTCGAGCGGAATGCCCTTCTTGTCGTCGATCAGGCCAGAGAATTCCCAGCCGAGCGCCACGAGGTCAGCGCCCGCCGTCGCGGGGATCTTCGTGGCGATGTCGGTGACATCTTCGGCCAGCAGCAGCCAGACCTCGGCCTTATCTGGGATCAGAGTGGCATCAGGGTTAATCGCTTCGGTAGTCATTGCGTGTTCCCTCCTTCAAGGGCTATCCAATGCCCTTGCGGGCCAACAGAACCCCGCCCGGACGGACGAGGCGACTAATCGCGCAGCAGGTGATCTACTGCGGTACTGCAGTGCGGGCGCGAGCGCGCACCGTGAAGGACGACAGGTCGCCCTTGGTCTTCGAATCGCGGGCATCGAGCACACCCGTCCCGGGCAGCACCGACGCGATACCGGGGATGCGGGCGCCCAGCAGCCGCGCTAGCGCCGCGTGCACGTAGGTGCGATTCCGGCCCGACGTCCACGACGTCACGCGGATCGTCGGCGACGTCGCAGCCGGCCACATGCCCAGCGCATCGCCGTCATCAGCGACGACCAGGACCGGCGCCGATCCGAGAGACCAATCGGCGGGCAGCTCCAGGCGCACCTTCAGCTCCGGAAAGCGTCCCGCGAGATCGGCCTTCAGCCAATCCTTGACCAGCCGTGCCACGTCGACAGGCTCGCGGTCGGTCACTTCGTTCGCACTTCGAGACCAGCCGCGGCAGCTGCTCGGGTCAGCACGCCATCCTTGGCCTGCTGCTCGGCCGGCACCGCCACCGAGGCGGCAGCACGGTCGGTGGTGTACTCAGTGACCTCGGCGTCGGCGCCAGCTTGGGCGGCGATCTTGTGGGCCAGCGCGTTGATAGCCGGCGCGGCGAGCTGCTTGAGCACCTCGGCGCCGCCGGCACGGTTCAGCTTGAACGTCACCCTTGGCTCCTCGTGCACAGCACTTCGAGGCCGCCGCGGCCAGCCGAGCGCCAGTCGTTCACGATGATGCTGAATCGCTGATTGCGGACCGTCAGCTCGTCGCGGTTGGTGAGGTCGACCCCGGGCATGAAGTAGACGGTGTACGCGATCGACTCGCCTTCGCGCGATCGCTCGGCGTATTTCGAGCCGCCACCCGGCGCGATCTCCATAGCCGTCAGCGGCGTATCGACCGGCTCGGTTAGCTCGCTGTTCTCGTCCCGGCCGCCGCCGCGATGGCGGATCACTTGCTCGCTCACGCCGCCGACTCCAAACGGAATCGCTCGAGTAATGAGCGCTCGGCCACGCTGAATGCCGAGCCGTCGGCCATCGCCTCAGAGTCGTACTGAAACGGGCCAACAACCTTCGGCCGGCCACCGGTAGCAGCCAGAGACGTCCGGTCGACGAACGACAGCACCGCGGCGTTGAAATCGTCTGCGGCATCGAAGCCGTGGGCCATCGTGGCGACGATCGCCCCGTAGTTCCCCGACCAGTAGGCGCCGGATCGCTTGCGCACCAGGCCGCGCGGCGACACGTGCAGTTCGGTGGCCACGTCCAGCTCGACGTCGTTCTCGACGACGCTCGTCAGCTCGACCAGCCGCAACGTCGGCAGCACCAGCAGCGGCGTTCCCGGCCCGTCCAGCGTCACCTCGTCGTCCTCGATGTAGGTGACGTGCCAGCCACAGAACCGCCGAGCAGCCGACAGGCCGGCAGACAGCAGACGCTTCGTTTCCTTAGCGTCCGCCGCCAACCGGCCCGACGTGTACCGCTCGACGGTGGCCAGCGACAGATCAGCCATTGCCCTTGCTGGCTGCCGCAGTTCCGCCCTTGTTCTGCGGGGCGGGCGCCTGCTTGTTCGCCGCAGCTGCAGCAGCTTTCGCCTCGCCCTCGGCTACCTTCTCGGCGGTCTCGATAGCCGCCAGCTTGGCTTCAGCCGCGGCCAACTTGGCACGCAGTTCGGCGTTTTCGTCCACCTCGCTGTCGAGCAGACCCTGATTCCGCGCGTCTTCGTCGGACAGCTGCACCGTGGTTGCGCGGCCGTTGATGTAGACGTCGTATTCCTTCAGTCCCATGGGACCGCCTTCCTGTTGGGTCGGGCTCGGCCGAGTTGCCCCGGCCGAGCCCGAATTGAACAGCGACACGTCAGGACAGAGCTGCCTTGACGAAGGCCTTCGGCCGCGTGACGGCGAACGCCGCCCGCTCCTCGGCCAGGATCGCGACCATGTTCCGGATGAAGAAGTCAGCGTGAGAGTCGCTGATCGTCACGGTGGTGTCTTCCCGGTCCCACAGGACTGCCTTCGAGAAGTCGCCGACGATGACGTCGGTATCCGCTTGGGTCTCCGACTCGATGACCGGCACACCCCACAAGGTGCGCGGGCCGATCGCCGACGGACCGCCGTAGTAGTAGCGGTTCTCGCCGTCCTTGGTGAGATCGATCTGCTCCGCCGTGGCCGGCGAGACGAGGATCCCATTCGGATTGACGCGACCGACGGTGCGCGCCTTCGTGATCGCCTTACGAACCGTGGTGAAGAGGTCCGTCGAGAACGACTGAGTCTGGATACCCGACCAGTTCCGAATACCAGTGAAGTTCTCACCCGAGCCGTCGCCAGCCAGGATCTGGCCTTCCTCGGCCTCCGCGATGTCAGCGCGGAGCTCGTCGTTGATCAGACCCTCCAGCTGCGCCACGTCAGCGAGCGCGCGCTTGGTGGCTGGCACCCACTCGGCGATGGTCTTCACGACCGCCGTGCGCCGAACGAATGCCCACGAGCCCTCGGGCTTGTAACCGCCGTCCGGATTGTTCACCAGCGCCGCGCCAGCACTGAGCGCATTGCCGTCCAGTGCGGGCAGCGCAGGCGCAGCCGAGCTGGTCGCCTCCGGCACCACCGCGGCGTTGTTGGTGTGCGACGTCTGCTCGACGTACTCCACCGTGTCCGAGCCGGTGCGGCGCACCGAGATCAGATCGCGGATCTTGAGCTGCTTGCGGCCCAGCATCTCGACGATTCCGGTCTGCTCGTTGACTACGAACGCGCCAGCGCTGGTGTCAGTTCCACCGACGAACAGGCCCTTGATGCTGATCGGATCGGACTGGATGCGGGTCTTCTCGCCGATCCGAACGCCGCCGTCGTCAGCGGTGAACGGCTTGAGCATCGCCTTGAACTCCGGCGACTCGACCACCTGCAGCCCGAGCGACTTCATCCGCTCGCGGACCTGGTGGCGGCCCTGGGCGTCGAGATCGCCCTTGGCGGACTCGGGCAGCCCGATCTCCTCGGCCAGGCTCTTCGCCGAGCCGAGCACAGCGAGATCCGCCTTAGCGGTCTTGATCTCGTCGAGCTTCTCCCGGCCCTTGGCCAGCGCCTCGTCGTAGCCCTTGCGGTCGTCCTCGGACCACTCGCTCGGACTCTTGTCCGCGTTGGCCTCGATGATCTCCTTGGCCTTCGCGGTGTGTACCAGTGCGGCCTTCTGCAGTTCGGCCAGCTTGGTTGCCGTCATCAGCATGTCATTGCTCCTATCTCGGAAGTGGTTGCGCTCAGCTCGATTTCGAGGTTGAGCAGTTCCAAAGCCGAGGTATCGACGGACGGCTCCTGGCTGGCCCCAGCGGATCCCGATGCCTCGGAATCCTTCTGAGACGGACCATTACCGCTGGCCTTCTCCTCGTCAGATGTGCTGTCGAGAGCCGACAGGACACGACCGATTGCGTCGTGCGCGTCCCGAAGTTCGGTCTCGTTCTTGGCCGACAGCACGCGGCCAGCTTTGAGATCGACGTGGTCGGCCATGCGGCGCAACGACTTCACGTCGAGAATTTCCGTCTCTTGGTTGGCGCCGACCGGCACCACCGACACTTCGTAAAGCTTCAGCTCACGGAGTTCGTAGTACTCCTCGGTCTCGCCGTCTTCGGTCTGGCGCTTCGCCCAGCCGCCTGCCAGCACGTCGTAGGCGAACGACATCTGATTGATGCGTCGCCCCTTCAGTAGACGGTAGGTCTGCAACGACTTCGGATTGTCGAGGTCGAGCTGCACCTTGACCAGGAGGCCTTTGTCGTCCTCCTTCGCTTCGAGGCACCACCCGATATTGAAGTCCGGGTCGGACATGTTGTGTCCGAACAATGTTGGGATCGGGTCCCCCTTGGCCTCCCACCGTGCGAGGTCATTGGCGAACGCGCCAGGCATCACCACGTCGCCGTAGGAATCCTTGTTGCCGAACACCGACGCGTAGCCGGTGAACTGGCCCTCACCGAGCCCGTCGTCGGGGCCGGCCTTGATGTCGGCGAATGCCTTCTTGATGAGCATCAGTCGTCCTCCTGCTCGTCGTCGTCAATGGGTTCGTCGTCAGTTGGCGGCTCGTCGTCGGCCTGATCGGGCTCGGCCTCGATCGGGTTCTGGTCGCCGTTTTGTGTGACATTCAGCGGGCGGACCAGCTCGTCGCCGCCCTCGATCGGCGGCCGGTTATCTAACGCGCGAGCCTCGTTGACCGTCATCCACGGCGCGCCAACCGACGCCTGGATCGACGCGGAACGCTCCTCGAAGCTGCCCGTCAGCTTCTCTCGCAGGTTGAACTCGACATAGAAGGCGTGCGGCTTAGCCGGCTCGAAGTCGGGAATCAGTTGCAGCGCAATCTCATCCTGGATCATTGCCAACCACGGCCCGAGAGTGTCCTGGTAGAGCATCTTGTGCTGCTCAGTGATGTTCGAGAACGACGCCTTATCCAAGATCCCGACCATCGGGGGCGGAATGTGGTATGCCGAAGCGACTTCCTCGCGTGTGAGCTTGCGCCCCTCGATGTACTGCAGTTCTTTCGCGGTCTGGCTGGCTCCGACGAATTCCATGCCGTCTTCGAGGATCGGCGTTCCGCCGGCTTGGGCGCCTTCCCCGGCGTACTGCTGCTGCCACTGTGTGCGGAAGCGATTGCGCGCGGTGTCGGACCAGTCACCTGATTCCGCCTTCGGTGGCCGCTTGATGTACCCCGACACCCGGGCGCCGTTGTTCATGATCTGCTCGCGCATCCGCGAGCCGGCCCAGTCCTCCAGCAGGATCTGCCGCAGCGACTCCAGCGGCGATACCCCCACGTCCTCGCTGGTGCTGTAGCCGCGGAAGTACACCACCTGATCTGCCGGGAATGTCTTGCGCTGCTTTGAGCCTGCGAATTCGAATTCGTCGGGGGTGAGCCAGTTTTCGCCCTTCGGCTTCACCATCGTCGGAGGCAGGCGAATCAGCCCCGCAGTGTTTCCCTCGACCTGCGACTTCAGCAGGTAAGCCACGTCGTAGATCGCGAAGTCGTGCACTAGCGCGTTGATGAACCGGTATCGGGTAGTCCACGGATTCGGGCGGCGAAGAAGCATCGCTAGGGGATGGTCCTGTAACCGTTCGCGTTCCGTATCGCTCTGGCGCTTGAACAGCGGCAGACCGAGCTGCGCAATGTTGCGAGCCAGGAACGACGTAACCGTTCGCACCGCTGGCTGCGTCCGCCAGATCTTGTCGTACTCCCACGCCATCGCCGCCGCCACTGGCAGACGAAGCGGGACGTTGAAGCTGGCCCGCGACAAACTCTGCACGGAGCCCGCTGAGACGACGAACGACATCAGCCCGCCACGATCTGCACGTAGTCGACATTGGCTGCGTCGATGACGATTTCGCCATCAGCCGGCGACGGCGCCGCCGCGTCGACGTCGTGAATCTGGCAGCCCTTCAGCACGAGGAACTGACCCGGGGTCGACACGAGCACGCCAGAGACAGCGTTGCCTGAGAACAGCGATACCAGCACCCGCTTGTTGAAGCCGGGATGTTGTCGTTTAAACAATCATCAGCCCTTCGCCGTCGTCGTCATATGCCGAGGTCGCCTCGGCTTCCGTGGCCGCTGTCGCGCGAGCCAGCGCCATGATCAGCGCCACTACGCCGTCGATCTTGTCGCCGGCGTTCTTCTTGTCTGGCTTCACATTTCCCGCGGGATCCATCGCCACCGCGAAGTTGTCGACCTGCCACCTCAGACACGGATTGCCGCCGTGTCGGATCAGCGGCTTCTCGGGCAGTCCGTCATCGTCGGTCTTCGCACCGACCCGCACCATGCGCTGCAGATCCTTCGTCGGTGCGCTCATGCTCGCGAAGCCCTGGCCGTGAGTGACCATCGGTGCGCCCTCGTTCAGCAGGTTGTTCACCAACTGCGTTGCGTTCCATCGGTCGTAGGCGATCTCTTGGACCAGGAACTCGTCCCGATCGCGGTTGATCTGCGCCTCGATGAAGTCGTAATCGGTCACGTTGCCCGGCGTGGTCGTCAGCCACCCGGCCTTAACCCACGCCGACGCCGCGTCAGCAGTCCGAGCGTCGAGGTCCGCAATGCTGTCCTCCGGAGCCCAGCACCGCAGCAGCACATCGAACGCGCCATCGTCGGCCGGGAACACCCACCCGAGCGCCGTAAGGTCCGACGTCGAGCCGAGATCGAGCCCGCCGTAACACTTCCGGCCCTTCAACCGGGTCACATCGACCATCGACGCGTTGACGTCCCACTGGTCGATCTCGATGTAGCGGGTTTCCTGCTTGGTCCGGATCCCCAAGTGCAGCCGCAGGAATCGCGCCAACTCGGCCGGATTGTCCTTCGCCTTCTCTGCGGCCTCGACCATGTAGCGCCTCGTCGGTGAGATCCCGTAGCCCGGGTTCGCCTTGCGGTGCGTCGACTCGGCGAATGGATCGTCGCCCTTGATCAGCTTGCCGTTCTCGTATTCCGGCTTCTCGGCCGCGAACACCACCCCGTACGTCGTCGGCCGCTTCAACACACCGCGCGCCAGCTTCTCGATCAGCTGCCGCTTCTCGTCGTACGGCGTGTGCCGGCGGCCCGCGTCCGCCGTCGTGATGTACATGATCAACGGCTGCTCACGCGAACCCGTACCGGTCTCTAGCGCCTCGATCAGCGTCATGTCCTTATGCAGGTGCAGCTCGTCGACGATCGCGCCGTGAATGTCAGCGCCATGCTGGGCGTCACCGGCATTCGCGATCGGCTGGAAATAGCTCCCGCTCGCCGCGTGCGTGATCCGATGCTTCAGCGCCCGCAGATGCCGCTTCAGACCCGGCGATTTGTTCACGATCTGCCGGATCGGCTCGAACACGAAGCCCGCCTGGCCCATCGTGGTCGCCGCCGCGATCACCTGCGCACCCTGCTCGCCGTCGGCCGCCGTCAGGTAGATCCCGAAGCCTGCCGCCGTCGTCGTCTTGCCGTTCTTCCTCGGCATGTCGAAGTACGCGATCGTGATGATCCGCACCCACGAACCGGAATCCGGAGACCGGTGCACCCAACCCGCCGGGGGAGCGATCAGGTACGCGACCTGCCACACGTCCGGATCGAACCGCTGCCCGGCGAACCGCCCCTTCGTGTGCCGCAGCTGCCGGAACGCTGCGATCACCCTGTCGACCCGCGCCGGATCGAACCGAGCCCCGGGCACCTCCCGCGGCTCGGGCGTCTTGATCAGCGGCGGACAATCCGGAGGCGGATAGCCGCGGCTCTGCAGATACCAGGCGACCTCAGGGCTGAGCTTCAGCGCATCGAGATCGGCGTCAGACCAAAGCTCGTCGTTAGTCGTCGTCGCCGACGGCGCCCGCGAACGGGTTCGCCTCGTGCTCGCCACGATCGTCATCCCGCTTCGAGACATTCCGCTCGCCGGCCGGCGTCAGCCCGAAGTCATTCGCGTACTGCCGCAGCCGAGTCTCGGCCTGCTCGGCGATGGCCACCGCTGGATTCTTCGTGAACCACACCGACGTCGACCCGTCCTTACGGGTTGACTCGTTACGCACCGTCAGCCCGTTCCGGTCGATGTCCTGATACGCGCCAACCAACCGAGACCACACCTGGCAGTAAGCCGCCAGCGTCGCCCTATCCTCGGGCTTCACCAGATCCAGCCGAGTCAGCCCCGGCACGATCCGCCGCCACTCGGCCTTCGCCTCCCGCGACAGCCACGTCGGCGGATTCGGCGCCAACCGCTTGAAAGCCGGCGGCGTCGGGACCGTCCGACCCGCGCTGTCCTTGCCATCGCCGCGGCCACTGAGCAGCAGCAACGGGGCAGGCTGCGGGGTGCGGCCCATCAGACCCCCCGCTGTGAAAATTCAGTGCGAAAAAAAGAAAGCCCACCGTGGCGGGGGGCCGGGGTCAGGTCTGTAGAGATCCGAACCCCCCTAGGCGGCATGGCGATGCCGTTCCACGGCCGCACGGTGACACACACGGCACTGGCGGACGCCAGCCGGGGTGATGTAGACGTTGACGCTGTTTCTTTCGTGTCCGTTGCGGCATGTTGGGCCTGACACTCGGATGCTGCGCTGTGTGTTGACCTTCGGGGTCACTTGCTCCAGGTGGTCAGGGTTGACGCAGCTCGTGTTGCGGCAGGTGTGGTCGAGCTGCTGATCGGACTCGATGGGGCCGTTGGCCAGCATGTAGGCGATCCGATGGGCCATGAACAGATTGCCCTTGCCGACCTTGTGCTTGCCGTATCCCTCGGGGTCTGTCCCGCCGAGCCATTGGTGACAGCCGCCGCCGGTCGTGTGCTTGGCGTGGAACCGGGCGATTCGTTCGTCGCTCATCAGTACGTCGCGTGATGCGATTCTCAGAACAGTGGCCATCGGTGTCACCTCGCTCTCGTTTTCCCGCGCAGGGCATCTTGAGTTGTCTTGTCGGAGTGATGTTCTCGACACAATGATTGGTAGTTGTCCCAGTTGTAGCGATCGCCGCCTTCGGCCAGGGGCACGATGTGGTCGACGCTGTGCATCACGCGGTGACAGCTGGGCTGCTCGCAGTAGGGATGCGAGGCGCGGTAGGCGTCGAGGCTGCGGCGCATCCGCATGTCGGTCTTGCCGCCGATGTGTGTGCTGCCTTCCCATGCTGGGCGGCAGCTGCAGGGCCGGCCTTTGGGGGCTGGCTGTCGACATCTGGCGCATACGCGTGGCGGGGCTGTTGGCATGGGTTTCGCGGCCCCCCCACATTCTGAAATAAACGGTATTGACAATCTCCACATATGCGGTATCGTTAATCCCATGAGCAACGTAATCGCAAGCGCCGCCTACAAGAGCAGCACCCGTGCCAATCAAGCCGGCATCGTCATCGTCAAGGAACGCGGGCAGTACGGCGTGGGCAACTTCCAGAACATCCCGGGCGTCGGGGAGCGCTACATCATCCGCAAGCGCTTCGCTGCCGAGGCTGACGCCCGGGCCGCGGCCAACCGCGCATGGCTCGCCGGACATCACGAGGCGATCTGATGACCGCCCCCCGTCAAGCTGGCCGTCCCGAGGTGGGGCGGCCAGTAAACATCCGACTTGGAGATGAGTTGTTGGCCGAGGTGGATGCGTTTGCGGAAGCCGAGGGGGTCAAGCGCGCTGAGGCGATTCGGCAGCTTGTGCAGCGAGGGCTGCGGAGGGCTAAGCGGGCTTGATTTCGCGGGGTGAACACACTTCTCCCCGAACAAAACAGGAGAATAGCAGGTCAGAACGTCAAGAATGCAAAATGCTATCAGATCAGCGCGTCAGAAACGGGAATCAGCTTCGCTGCCGCTTCCCGCTGCGGTGGCGTATGTGCCGGGCATAAGCCGAAGCGCGCGGTTTGCCCGATGTTGATCTCGGATGCGGATCGCTGTCGACGAACTTCTGACCGCAGGCGCAGGTGACTTGACGACGTCCATCCACGTAGGCGACCGCGATCATTCCGTGACTTTCCACCTTGTCGGCCGGGGAGTCTTACGGCGTCAGCTTGCCGAAGCGTTGGTAGGCAGCTTGGCGGCCGATGCCGAGTGCGGTGCCGATCATTGCCCAGGTGTCTCCGGCAGCTCGGGCTTCAGCCACGGCGTTGTTGAGTTCGTCTTTGGCGTCGTCGACCGACTTGGCCGCGGCGGCGATGCGCCGCATGTGGCGTGCGTCGCGCGCGTTGGCGGGGTCGACGTCGAGGTTGTCGAGCCACTGCTCGACTTCGGTCGCTTCGGTGGTCTTGCTCATGGTTATCACCTCACAGGTAGTCGTAGAACTTGGGGCGGAGTACGTCGGCGTGGATGATCCGGGGGGATTCATCGGCGATGACGACGATTTCGAGCAGGCGGCCGGTGTTGTCGGCACCGATGATGAGCTGACGGATGTCTCCGTCGTATTCCTGTTCGATGATGCGGATCGCGTTGGCGACGGCATGGAGCATGGCCTCATCGCTGATGCCGTGCTTCCGGGCGCTGTCGGTGATCTGCACACTGTAAATACTATCTTTACGTGTCGTTGTTTGTCAACATGTCGTTTACACGTCCCCGAAAGTGCTTAGCGTGCTTTGGCTTTGAGTCGGTTATCTCGGGCGCGGAGTTTGCGGGCTCGTTTCACGCTGTAGACGTATGGCTCGTTGTCGTGGGTGTGGGTGGGGACGATGGCGCCGTTGTGGAGTCGGCCGGCGGGGCGCAGCCGGCGGGCTTTGATCCATGCGTCGAGGGTGTCGCGCTCGACTTCCTCATCGATGTTTCGGAGTACGTCGAGCAGCTGGTCGGCGGTGTAGTAATCCCGCTCGGCCGCGGCGTGGCGGCGGGTGGTTTCGATGTCGATGTCGCGCCGGCAGGCCGGGCAGGTAACGGTGCGGTCGTAGGTGTCGGCGTACAAGATGCGCCCGCAGTGCGTGGACTGGCCTCGGCGATCGCGCCCGGTGACGGTGGGGCATGGTCCGACGAGGTGGCGCTGCAGCGGGTTGATGGCGGCGACGAGCGAGCCGGTGCGGGCGGTGTCGGTGCCGACGAGCCGCTTTACGTCGTTGTAGAGGTTTCCGGCGTCGTCTAGGCGTGTGACGGCGGGGATGTTGACCTTGAGCCAGCGTGCGAGGTCGGGTGTTGTGACTGAGGCCAGTTCGGGTGGTATGCGGCCGGTGTGATGCTGGACGACGTGAACAACCCAGCGCAGCAGCAGCTTACGAACGGCCCGCGATTTCTCGGCGGCGGCGAAGTCGATGACGTCGAGGCTGTCCTGGCTTCTGGCGCGGCCGATGGTGCCGAGGTTGACGCGGTCGAGTTTCTGGACGCGTGCGTCGAGTTCCTTGATCAGCCAAGGGATTTGGTCGAGCATCTGCGCGAGCTGCTGGCAGCACGCCTCACACAGGTGGTGGTCCAGGGTCACGGTGCCGCAGTTCTGGCACGGGTACGGCTTCGGCTTGGTCGTCACAGGTGCTCCGCTCCGCAACCGATGAGCAGCGCAGCCGCTACAGCGATCGCGGTGACGAGAGCCGAGGCCGCCCAGATCTGAAGCGTCAGTTTCCAGCCGTTGATGCGGGACATGGCGACCACGCCGACCGCGAACAAGGCGGCGATGAGGGCGATACCAAGCGCGATCGCGATGATCGATAGGGCGGCCATCAGCGTGCCCGCGCGATCTTCGGCCAGGGGAGCTGCGCGAGGCCGGTCTGGTGGCGCATCTTTGGCTCGAACGGGATTGGGTCGCCGAGCTTGTAGGCGCCGATGGTGGCGTATCCGAGGGCGTCGGCGACGTCGTCCGCCTTCTGGCACTTGCGCCATTCGGCGAGCGGTTTGTCGAGCTGGTCGCCGTACCACTCGTCGATTACGTCGATCACAGCGAGTTTGGACGCCTGCCCAGCGCCGGTCACCCAGGCTTTGTGTGTGGCGGGGTGGACGGTCACGATCGGGATCTGGCGGGCGTCGAACGCTTCGAAGATCATGTGCCAGAGCCCGCCTCGGTCGAAGACGTGCCCGCTGTTGTTGACGGTGTGAGGGTGTCCTTCCATCACGACGATGTCGGGCGTGCCGGCGATCGTCGCGGCTTTCCAGACCTCGGTGCGCAGTATGCGGATGCGGTTGTTGCCGGTGCGGTGGCTTTCGGTGTCGCGGCCGTCGCGTCCGTACCTAGCGGCGTGTTTCAGCTTGCCGTCGACCAGGACAGCGACGCCGGTCGAGGTGAGCGACGGGTCGATCCCGGCGGCGATCACAGGCTGGCCCCGATCTCGATGTAGGGACCGTCGGGGCAGTCGACGACGCGCGTAGTGCCGTAGATGTCGGCTGGTGGGCTGCTGTCGGTTTCGTCTTCGACGACGACCCGGACGGGGGTGTCGAGCGGGTAGTCCATGAGTTGGTCGATGAGTTCGTTGACGGTCATCATCGGCGGCCACTCGTTGCGCACTGGGTGCAGTACCAGCCAGCGACGACGTTCTCGGCGCTCTGGCAGACGTAGCAGGGGCCAGATTGCCCGGCGGGGTTCAACACGTTGAGGATGGTGACGAGCGCCTCGGCGCCGGCTACAGCGCCGCGTGTGGTGGCGTCGACGATCGCGTCGGCCATGTTGGTGGCCATGAGTTCGGCGATCGCGATGAGCGCGTGCGCTGTGGCGTAGCCAGGTTCGGCTCCGCTGGTGAGTTCGGCCTTCGCGCGAGCGATGTGCTCGGCGGGTGTCAGTGGCGGCTTGTCGGTCATGTGGGCTTGCCTTTCGGGTGGTTGGGGCAGTGGTAGGTCTGGGATTTCGGGTCGTAGCGCCATGGCCGGCGGCTGCGTTCGGAGGGGAGCCGGATGTCGCCGCAGTCCTCGCACAGCAGCGGCGATGGCTCGGTGGTGCAGTCCGGGCGGTGTTCGATGGGCTCGTGGTGGAGGTTGACGCCGCAGCCGGGGCATGCGGCCAGCGTCGCGGTCCAGCTCCCGGCTGCCATCGCTGCGGCTTTGAGTGCGGGCATCAGTTGGCTTCCCGCGCGGTGAGTTTCCAGGCTCGATCGACCT